ACCTTGCAACCCTGCGGGAGCAAAAAGTGTCAAACCAAAGGTTACAGTTTAAGTATCAGCAATTCGAGTAGTGTAGTAAAGTAGAGTAGTAACCGCACGCGCAAAAAGTCGCAAGCGACGGAACCAAGAAACCGGAGCCGGAGCCGGCGGTAGATAGTGAGTCGGTTTGGCATCCATTATGGCGCACCACCTCCGCCTTGCTCAAAAACCATACGGCTGTTTTCTTACCAGTCACAAAGTACGCTGGGTGGTCAGGAAGTTACCGGTCACAAAATACGCAAGTGGTCAAGAATTTACCCCTATGCCCGTTGATAGATACCCGACCAGATGAGAGAGGGTGAGATAGAGGGGTGCTATGAGTCCCACGACTATAAAATCTGGTAAAATAATGGGCACTGAGCTTTCCGGCAGGGTTAGAGCTGTAGATTTTGAAATATTTTTAAAATTATTTTTAGTATTGAGGAGCTATGAATTGGGGATTTGTGTTTTTTGGGAAAGCCCATTAATGGTGTGATTGGCTTTATAGTGTCAAGTAACATTTCCCTGTGTGTGTGGTTTGTCTATTCTCTACTACGCTTTTCTTGTCTAATCTAATCTTTGTATTTGGATTAGTTTTGAAATAGTTTAAGGTTAGATTTTTATTTATATCTACGATTGTATTTGTGATTAACTAGACATGGGTTAGTATTGGGTCTAGGTATATCTCTACGGTTGTTTAACCTTGAAGATTCGGAGTGTTGCTCCGAGATTGCAGAGAACAGACCCCTGTTTTATGCGGTTTATGCAGATAGTTGGGGCATGGTTAATGAACTGACTGGGAATACAGGGTAGTTGGATTTGTTATACCGCATCGGGTATATTATATATGGTATGTGCTGGAATACAGCTAGATAGGGTATAATTTATTAGCTGGGGTTAGCTTAATTGGTAGAGAACAGGTTGCATACTGTGGATGTGGGTTCGACTCCCGCACCTCAGCTATATTAAGTTATCGTGTTGAGTTTTTATTATGGTATTCGGTTGTGCTTGGATAGTATAGTTTGCTTGTTTGGCTCTATTGGCTAATATAGTTTACTTTCACATTTAGGATATGGTGTTGAATTATGGCTGGTAAAAAGAAAAAGGGTGAGTCTTACGGCAACACTGCTGTGCGCAGGGTTGAGATAGCTAAGATGTATGCTAGGGGTGTATCACCCACTAATATATGGAAGAACTTAATTGCATTCCCTGAGTATGAAGGTATGTCATTAAAGACTATCTATTCGGATATTAGGAAGATTAAGGAAAAGTGGGGGGATGCTTATAAAGAGCTGAACGATTTAGAGAACCCTCGGCTGGAATATGAATTAAAGAATGCAGACTTGCGTGAGATGGCTCTCAAGGAATCCGTCATGGAGGACGGTCGCAAGGATGTGCGTAACATTAAGCTTGCATCTGACTTGGATAAAGATTTGGCTAAGGTTCAGGGAGTATATAGCGAGAAGATAGTTATTCAGGTAGAGGATGCTCAGAAGCTAATTGCAAGGATAACTGATATTATTGATACTGAAACAGATGGCGACCTGCGTGAGAGAATGATGGATAGGCTGTTGTCCGTTGCTGAGGAGATTTAGACTCGTCTGCCATGTGTAGAAGGAGTTCTGCTTGCGCTAAGGCGTGAGTGGCATATAGCTGGGAGGCTGTTATGGATTACGGACACGGCTCAGGTTTCCGAGCAGTTCTTGGGACTCTTGCCATTATCCTAGTTTGCGTTACGGTCGGTGCTGTTTTATTTCAAATGTTTTAGAGCAGATAATAACAAGGATGTTAAATCTTGCCCGGACTTGGTTCAATACTACGAGAAGAAATAGGTGAGAGGCTTAATAAGTCCTCAGATGCTATTGAGGCTCGTAAAGATGTTAACAAGTTTGCTGAATACTGTTTTATAGCTGACGACAGCAAGCACTTTGTGCAAGCACCACATCATATACTACTTCATAAAGTTCGTGGTGAATCTGACAGGCAGATAGTTTGGTTTCCTGTAGAGCATGGCAAGACCCAGCAGGCTAAAGTAATGATACTGCATGAAATGGGTCGTCATCCGTCACAGCAATATGCTTATGTTTCATCTAAATCCGACCAAGCGACCAAGTTCGTAGCATCAGTTGGCCGTGAGATTATAAAGAACATCCGGATTAGCGATGTCTTCCCACACTTAAAGCCTCAACAATCTTCTACATCGAGAGCTTATGAGCAGTGGGGCGACACCGCAATTCGTATTCAGGGCGCACCTCCCGGAGCTAAAGACCCATCACTTGCTGCTTATGGTATAGATGGTCAGATTCTAGGCTCAAGGCTACACGGTATTGTGCTGGATAATATTTTAGATAGGTCAAACACTCAAACTCAGACCATGCGTGAGAAAACTCTAAGCATAATTGAGACAGAAATTCTGCAGCGATTGCTTCCCGGTGGTTGGATTTTGATAATCGACACCGCATGGCACATAGATGACGCTTTGCACCAGTTAAGTAGACGAGAAGGCTGGGATAGCGTCAAACTGGACGCAGAGGTTGGAATTGTCGAGGGTGATGAAAGTTTGTGGGTATCAAGGTTTCCTCAAAAAAGACTTGAGGAGATTCAGGGACAAATGGGGCAAGTTGCTTACGACAGGACATATCGTAACAAACCCCTCTCTGCAAGTATGGATTTGTTCAAAAGAGAGTGGCTTTACAAATGTCAATCTCATAATCATAAATGGTTAGACAGCTATTCAGGTTCAGACATGGTTTCAACTGGAGTTGACCTCGCTGTAAAAGCTGGTGAGGAAAATGACCTGACTGTCTTTTTTACCGTAGCTCTTGATTCTGAGTCTGGTCGATATAGGGTTTTGAATATTCTGGCTAAAAAAATGGAAGCTCCTGCAATATTAAGCACATTTATAGATATATATAGACGATTTCACAAAAATGCAGCTCGTGGTAGGTTTACTGTTGAGGATAATGCAGCACAAGCCTATATCGTCCAGATGATGAAAGATAAGGCAAGTTTTAATGCAAGAGGCGGTACTGACGATGAATGGCGACATATAGGCATACATGGGTACACAACAACAGCTAAAAAGAGGGATACTGAATATGGTATACCTTCATTGGCGGTAGATTTTGAAATGGGACGCTGGGCTGTGCCGGAACACCTTGAATGTAAATCATGGTACGAGGAGATGTTCCGATGGAGTCCAGACGCACACTACGGAGACAGGCTAATGGCAAGTTGGTTTGCAAGAGAAGGTCTTCGTGCGCCAAAACCCGGTGTTTTTATAATGTAATTTAGACATTTTAGATGTCTAAGCTAGACGACTTTAGACACATGGTCTAACAGAAGGTAGATATGAAGAAGCCTAATTTTATTCAAAGAACTCTACGCAGAATGGTAGGGAAATCCTTTGATTTAGACAGTATGTTTCTAACCGGGCAAGAGATGCCGTATAGCAATCTGTCTGGTGGTGGCGTGGGCGGTGCTTACAAATCAAGTGCAACTGCCTATGCGTGTATGCGAAGACAAGCTGTAGACATCTCAAGTGTGCCATTGCTGTTCTTGCGGGACCCAGATGACATGAACAGTGGCATGACCACACCCATACAGGGATTATTTGAGCAACCTAACGGATGGACAAGCCAAGAGCAGTTTTTGCAACAGATAGTTATTATGGCTTTGCTTCGTGGCGACATGATGGCAGTGTTCGATGATGCCCAAAGCCCAACTAAGATGTATTCACATTATGATAGCAATAATTGGTCAGAAATTATAGATACCAAGACAGATAATTTAGTTGGCTGGCATTATCAAAAAGAACACCGAGATTTTGTCAAGCTACCATCTGAGATATTATTTCATAGGTTGCCATCTCCGTATGACCCGTATCGAGGTCAAGCACCACTAACTGCTGCTGTTGACTCAATGAATATAGCCAGGCAGACAGACAGCGTTCACTCAAGCATCACAGCTCGTGGCGGTGAGTCGGGCATTGTATATAAGACGGCACAAGAACTTACTGGCGACCAGCACGACCAGTTGCTAGGTAAATTACAAAACAGACACCGAGGTACTGGGCAAACCCCAAATGATATTTTACTTCACGGTGGTCTTGAGATAATTCCTCCTAGTTTTACTAAAGCTGATGTTGAGTTGCTGACATTAAGACAGCCGGCAGTTGAAACAATCTGTCAAGTGTATGGCATGTCTCCGACCTTGATTGGTCAAGCTAATGAAAGTAATTATTCTACATTCAGAGGCTACATGAAGATATATTGGTTGCAGACATTGCTTCCTTTCCTTAGAGGGCTTGAAAATAGCTTTGACAAGTACTTCGCAAGCAGGCATGGCGTGTATGTCCGGTTTGATATACGAGCCATAGACGCTCTGCAGGACTACCTCTCCGAGAGGAAGGATACTGCAAAGACTTTCTACCAAATGGGTGTACCTATGGTCGAACTAAATCGTAGGCTAAACCTAGGCTTTGATGTGAGTAATGTCATTGCAAGTGAAGATTGTCTGATGCCTGTTAACATGGCTCCAATGTCTGTCCTTGCGGAAGGCGAACATATAGCTATATTAGCTGGGTCAAACGATAGCAACCAGCAACCTCCAGCTAAAGCTATCAAACAGAATAGCGAAGTGACTCCCTCTGAAATCCCTATACATAAAACGGGGATTCCGAGTGAATCTCAACAACAGACAATAGAGCCAGTAGGCGAGTCGCTTCCTATTTTACCACTTGACAGAGTAAAGCATCCAAGCATCAGCATACCATGTAATCGCAGAATAGCTGGAGTATCCAAGAAATACAAAGGGCTATTGCGTAGGGAACTGCTGAATCAAAAATCAAACGGATATAATCAAGAAAAACTAGATGATATTGTAGGGCAATTCGCAAGCAGAGTAATGCTTGAGGGCTGTATCAAGGCACTTGTGTGCGTAAGTGACAAAGATGTTACTGATGCTACATGGGATGAGCTGAAAAGTGCAGTTACAATTACGGATATTGATAAGTGGCAGGGCTTGTTTCCTGACATAGTTAACAATTTGGTTGACAGTCAAGTCGACACACTTGACGACAAGGCAAGAAAAGACACCTATAACAAGGTAATTAACGGTACAAATGCGTACTTGAATGAGCTGGCTGATATGGTTTCCGAAACAGGATTCCAGTTACAGCTCCTCGACTTAGGCATAGACATCGAGAAGGAGTGATTATGTCTCTAATTGAATTAAAAGATGGACAAATGCTGGGCAGTAAACTGATTGACACAAAATCAGGTGGCAGTAAACCAAAAGAAGGCACTGCTCTGGTTTCAACTGCCAATGTGGATTTGGATAACGATATAATCCATCAAGGTAAGAACGATAAAGGTAAAGGCTGGGTGCTTGATAAATTCAACAAGCATGGCCGTATCTTGTGGGGACACGAACACCACATTCCAGCTATCGGTAAAGGCAAAGCCTATATAGATAAATTCAAAGGCAATGACGCTCTACACATGGCGTATGTGTTTGATGTAGATGATGAGTTTGCTGCTGGCATCGCTGGTAAGATGGAACGAGGATTCCTTGACCAGTGGAGCGTTGGCTTTATGACAGTTGGTGACAAGTGGGCGTGGCGTGATGATAGCGACAAATGGGCTGGTGGTGTGGAAATATTTGAAGCATCTCTACATGAGGTGTCTGTTGTGAATGTTCCTGCCAATGCAGACAGTAGCACTTTTGCAAAGTCGTTTCTGAGTGCCAATCCAAACTTGGTTAAAGATGAACATGCAGAGAATAAAGAAGTTGAGGAGTTGCGAGCTGAGTTGAGTTTCTATCGTGACGAACTTGAGGCACGGTTGAAGGCTATTGAGTCAGCAATGAGCTACTCAGAGGAAAAGAATGTTGAAGTTATTGAGGCTGTGCAAGAGATGCAGTCCGATGAAAATGAAGTCTTGGGTAGGTTGGCAACAGCCCTACAGCGATTGACTTCTGATAGATAAGATAAGAATAATTTAACCTGAAAAGGATAACTCAAAATGAGTGAAGAAACAAAAGACAATGCGCTTAACGAAGCCGTTGAACAAATCGAGAAAGCTGTAGGCAAGGTTGATGAATCAACCAAGTCTGTAATAGAAGTTGAAAAGAGCCTCTCAGAGCTACAAACATCCAATGCTCAAGTAGTAAAAGATGTAGTTGAGATGCGAGCTTATTTGGAAGCAGAGCATGGCAAGTCAGGTGCACAGGACTTTGAGCATGAGATGTCAAAGTTTATCAGCAAGGCGTTTAAGCACAACAAGACAAACAAAACCTCCGCTGGCTTTAATGAGAAAGCTGTTGCTGACTACACCACTACTACTGATGCCACTGCTGGTTATTTGGTAGACGACATTCTGGCAAAAGAGATATTTGGGATTGGCGATGCGTATGGAAACATTCTGCCAAGAACCACTCAGATAACTGTTCCTGCCGGGACTACCTTAAAAGTCAATAAAGACCTCCTGTTGCCTATCGCTACATGGCGAGCAACTGGACAGGGTGTTGCAATGGACGAGGACGAGTCAACATTTGCGCAAGCAACACTGACCCCTGCATTGCTTGGTTCTTATGTCAAGATTGCTAACGAGCTTCTTGATTCACCTGATATTGGCTTTGGTGGTATCATGTCGGCAAGAATGGCTCGTTCCATTTTGCTTGCAAAAGAAACCGCAATCCTTGCTGGTGATTTAGAGAACGCAGAACCTACTGATGGTTTGCTTAATGGCGGTCTGGCTACTAATGACCAGACAGCTATTACAACCCTAGGGTTTGACGATGTTGCTGCCTTCTTGGGTGAATGTATCGTTGACTACGCTCCTTCTGGCAACCCTGCTGAAAACCAAATCCTAATGACTCAAGGTGAGTATTTGGGACTTATAGCTTCTGGTGCTATTCTAACCACTCCAGGCTTCTCGTTCTCAGACCCGGCTAACGAGCAACCTGCGAGAATCTATGGATACGAAATTGTCACACATCCACAAATGTCTGGCTTTATCGCTCTTGGTAACTTGAAAGACATTCTGGTTGCGAATAGCGGTCAAATGAGTGTTGACTTTAACCCTTATGCAACTACTGGTTGGACAGCCAACGAGACTTGGATGCGAGTATTCACTCACTGTGATTACGAAATTATGCAACCAACTCAATGGAGTAAAGCAACTATTGATGCGTAGAGCATAAGTTAACCGTGTAGCCTCCACACGGTAAATGGTGTACACCATGTCGGGGCAGGGTTCACGCTCTGCCTCGATAATAAAAGGATAGATGATGGATTTGTTGGCTGGAGCAGGGAACACGACAGTTTTGAGACGCGATGCAAGCGCACCCCTGCTTGCTGGCGCAGGTGAACTGATTGTTGCTTCAGCAGGTGATGCTATTGGCGCAGGAGAAGCATCGATATTGAGTTGGACCTATGCGTCATCCGCACCGGAAGGACTTGGCGGCACAGGTCTTTTGCAAATAAACTGCACAACGAGTGGAGTGTGCAGAGTGTGGTGTGTAATAGAATGGGGCAGTGGCAAAACAGCAGATAATATACATTTCTGGTGCGACAGTGAATACACAAAAACTCATGTCAGCGTTGCTGCTGACACACCGCCACAAATGCAGGGACAAGATTGTAATTTCACGGTTAAGTTCAGTCCCATAAACGGAGACCTGGATACAGAAACAACAACAATTTGCGAAGGCTGTATCTACATCCCGGTTTATGGAGAACCAAACTCAGGAGGCGGTAGCTAATGAGAGAATCAAAACAAGTAATAGTTACTTACATTGGAGCTGACGGCAGGACTCTTGAGTTTACCGCCAAGGACAGCGATGGCGTAGTCTATAATTTAACTAACCTGACTGTGACCATCTCAGCCAAACTTGGAGCAACGGTAAAGATAGATGACAGTGCATGCACTATAGTGTCAGCGGTGGCAGGTACATTTACCTACACGCCCACATCAGCAGAGATAAGTGCTTCTGGTGAGTATGACGCACAGGTTAAACTTGAGAATCAATCAGCAAAAGTAGATTACTTGGAAGCGTTTATTATTGATGTTCGCAGTCCGATTACAGGGAGTTAAGATATGGCAATAGCATTAACCTCAGACCCTATTGTAGCTATAGAGGATGTTAAGGCGGTTCTGAATTTAGACAATGATACAACTGCAACACTTTTAATTAACTCTGTCAGTGAGAAGTTTCTCAAATACACAGAGCGTACCGTATTAAACAGTGCATCGGTTATTGAAACCATGCGTGGTGATGGTACGAGCGTTATATGGTTGCACAGTTATGCTTCGGCAGTAGCAAGTGTAATCTTCCTTGAGAACGGAGTGGCTTCTACCACATACGACAGTGATGACTTCTCGCTTGATACTGTAGGTCGCATTTCAATGCACAGTGTAGCAACTCCTATAAGTGTAGATGAGGAGAATGTTAAAGTAACATACACTGGTGGCTGGGCTACAATTCCCGGTGACATTGTTCTGGCAGCACTGGAGCAAATGCAGGTTGAGAACAATCGCCTGAGTGGTCGTGGTGCAGGTATAAGCAGTGAGTCGTTTGAGGGTCACAGTGTAAGCTATGCACAGAGTGGCATTGTGAGTTCAGTTGAAGATGCTTGGAGAAAGTATAGGATAATGCGATGAAGGCTTTTGCTGAAATTAAGCTAATACGACCTTCCGCTGGTTTACTGTCTAAGGGTATTGATAGCGGGGCGACACAGAAACAAGTCATGAGTCGCTTAGTAAAAACAATGGGCATTGTGCTTGGGGATTTCAAGAAAGAACATCAAGGCAAAATGATACCCAACAAGGGTGGCTATTCAAAAAACAGAAGCCGTGACAGGCTTGGTATTAGGTCGGGTGACTTAAAGAAGGCATTTAAGGATAGCGTCAAAAGGCAAGGCGATACAGTTATTGGAACAAGGGGTGCAGGAGCGCATAAGTACGCAGGTATTCATGAGTATGGAGGCAGAATAACAAGTGGCAACTATATGTGGATTCCACTGCCGGGCGTTCAGATGACTCCTCGTGAGTTTAGGGATAAGAAAGTGTTTTACTTGAAGCGTAAAAAGGGTGACGGCAAAGTTGCTATGTTGATAACTGGTAAGAAATCAGCAGAGCCAAAGTTTACCTTGGTCAAGGAAGTTAAGATACCAAAGAGGGACATCTTGGCTCAAGCTCAAAGAGCAATCATGGATAAAGCTACAAACAGATTCCAAGATGCAGTCGTTGCAGTATTGGAAGGAAGATAAATGGCTATTCAAAAAATAACAGACAACATGAGGAACAGTATCTTTAGCCTGATATTTGCAAGGCTTGAGACTATTCGCATAGCAGGTGGATACAACACCTCTCCGATTGTCACCACAGAGCCACTTGATAATAACGCAAAAGACACTCCTGTTGTGTGGGTCTCTGCTGGGTCGGAGCGATTTGGAGATGCTTTCACAAACAGACAATACAATATGGATTTTGATATAATCATTACGGGCTATGTCACAGAGGGACATGGCAACATACAGCTTGAAATGAATAAGCTATTACAAGATGTCAGGAGTTGCATACATAACTATGTAGATGACTTCCAGACAGCAATCGGTTCTGGCACAATCTTCAAATGGGGAGACTGTGAAACAGATGAAGGAATGTTATTGGCAGAGGGAATGGGAATGTTCGCTCAACCTATAACAATCACCTATAGACAAGGAGTGGACTGGTAATGCCTCTCTACAAGAATGTTAGTAAAATTGGACTCGTACTCCCTGGAGTCGGCTTAGTGAGTTCTGGCGAGGAATTTGAGTCCACCAATGAAGGCTTTATCAAACTCAAGGCTATTGAGCTGGTAAAGAAAGAAATCAAATCAAAGAAAGTCGCTAAAAAAAGCGAGACAGGGAGTGATGAATAATGGCTTTTTTCGTAGGAAACAACGGAAGTATCGTTGTAGCTAAAGAGTCTACTTACGGCACAGACCCCGGTTCGGGTTATGATACTCTATTTGGTATCGGCTCAACCTTAGCACTAAAGAATACTCTAATCGCACCAGCTCACCTGAGCATTAATCCAGTAGCTAACACTGACTGTGTGCCTAGATTTGTTGATGGCGAGATTACTTGCAACTGGTCAGAGGAAGCAAGCGTGATGGACGAGCTTCTGAAATCAATGTTTACTGGCGGTGGTGCAACTGCATACACAATGTCTGGCGCACCGGCCAACGCAAGCGTTACTGCTGTGACTGCATATAGTACTGCTTTAGGGTATGTCTACACAGGACTTGTAGCGACCAGTTTCAGTATGGAGATTAACCCTAATGATTATCCCGTTGTTACAATGGGATTCATTGGGCAGAATTGTGTCAAAGATGTCTCTAGCCCAGCCACCGGTACACCGGATATTGCAAATATCGCTGCACCGTCAGCGGTAACTGAGGTTACTATTGACGGAACGGCTCTCGGTGCAAAAAACATTACAATCAATGCCAACCGTGAGTACACGGGTGGAGACAGGGCTATTGTTGGTGCGTCCATGATTCATCAGCCAGTAGAATCTGGAGTCAGGTCGATGGGGCTATCAATGACAGTTGAATTGTCAGACGACACTGGATTCGATTCAGTTGATGTGCTTGACCAGTTTTTGTCAGCCACTACCACTAACCTTGACCTCGGCACAATTATAGTTGGTGAAGGACAAAGTGAAGTTACTTTGACGGACTGTCGTATAGTTGGTGACCCACCAAGTCTTAGTGCAGGAATGACTGAGTTCCCAATCAATGTAGAAGCAACCGCATGGAGCATGGCGGCTCTTAATGCGTAAATAACCAACGGGGAGGCTTTGACCTCCCCTTAGCTTGGAGGCTAAAATGAGTGTTAGTGATATTCTAAAAAAGAATCGGTTTGTTATTACTGTCAACGGCAGTGAGTATGAAGTTCGCAAAGTTCAAGGCTATATGGCGTTGGACGCAATGGGTGCAGATGCTATGGCAATGCTATCTGAGGGTGGAGAGCAAACACCTTGGGAAAAGCAGAACTACAAGAAGCAGATTGCATACATGAAGTCTTATATGAAAATAGCAATGGTATCACCTGCTCTTGGTGATAAGACTGATGCCGATAACGACATTATATGTGCCGAGGATATGGGCGATGATTTTGGTAGTTTGTTTGGTGAGTTGATGGACTCGATAGAAACTGATGCAGATGTTTTTCCAGAATCCTCCGAGGTGCTAGAGGAATGAAAACCGCTGAGATACTAGATGCGATTGCTCAGAGATACAGCTGTCTGCCTAGTGCGTTAGTAAAACTAGACCCTGTTGAATTGGCATTTAATTATGAGGTTATAGCAAAAGCCTCAGCGAAGTAGGAACAATGGCTAAAAAAGATGCAAATATTAGCATAAGGGTTAACGCCACTGCGGTCAACGCAGGCCTAAGTAGTGTTGCGGTACATCTAAAGCATCTTGAATCATCAGCATTAAAAGCTGGCGTAGCTATGAACACGATGGGTAACCAAGCCACTGCTGCTGGGAAGAAAACAAGCGGGTCTTATGCTAAAGCCCTGAATGACAGCAAAAGACTCCAGCGTTCAATAGACCCTATTACTGGCTCTTACCAAAAGCTAGGCGAACAGGGCAAGATGTCACTTACTAGCATAAACGATGGAATGATTAAGTTACTGCGTGGTCGTGCTGGTTTAGTTGTTTTGGGCTTGATTGCTAAACAAGCATTTGATGTTCTTATTGGTAACATGATGAGGTCGTCAAAGGAAGCTGCAAAGCTGACTGGTAAAGTTGAGACTCTTGCTCTACAAATAGAAACGCTTACACTAGGCACAGACCAAGAGAGATTGTTCCCTCCAAGTATGGAGCAAGACATCTTGAGTTTAGCCGTAGCTTTTGGTGAAACCTTTGAAGCTATTGGTAAAGCTAGGTACGATGTTGTGTCTGCTGGCTTTATTAAAACAGCAGAGAGTGTGCAGGTTTTAGATTCTTCATTACGCCTAGCTATTGCTGGTGTAACTGACTCGGCTACTGCTACAAAATTACTCGTTGGCGCAATGAAAGCCTATGGAGCTGAGGCTGATGAGGCTGCTAGGTTCTCTGATGTTTTATTTGCTACAGTCCAGAAAGGTATTACAACAATACCAGAACTGGCTGGCTCATTTGGTAGGGTCGCTGCGATTGCAAGCATAGCTAAAGTCCCTATTGAGGAAGTCGGGGCTGCGTTAGCAGTAATGACTCAAAAAGGTCTTAAAACATCCGAAGCAACGACAGCCTTGAGAGCGTTACTAAAAGCCCTGTTGGACACATCAAGCACGGCTGGTCAAGAATTAAAAGCAATGGGCATTGACCTTGAGAGCGGTCTTGGCGGTGCGCTGATTTCAATATCACAAGCATCTGGCGATAGTGCCGAAGCACTAAAGGCTATGTTCGGCAATACTAGGTCGTTTACTGCTGCTGCCTCCATTGGTACAGATGGTGCGAGGCAATACTACGAAGCACTAAGGCATATTGAAGGTGCGTCTGATGTCGCTGCGAAAGCACAGGAGTTACTTGCTGATTCTGCTGAGAGGCAGACAGCAAGAATTGAGGCTGCTGAAAAAAGGCTTCAAGCTATAGGCGGTCGTGGCTATGCTAAACAAATGACTCAATCAGCAGATGAGGTAATAGAGTCTTTAAATTCAATGTCAGGTGTGATTGACGCTACAGGGCAACACTCCGGAGCTGTGCTTGCAAAATTGGAACTGGAGTGGAAGGAGTTTTCTGCTGAAGTGAAACCCTTAGCGTCAGTGCTTGCCGCTACATTTGGGACTCTTGCTTTGGCGGTTGTTTTGCTGTTAGACACCATACTATATCCGATGAATAAGCTAATCCAAGGGTTCTCGTGGCTCGGAGAAAAAGTAGGCTTAATCGACCCCCTTATTGAATCAATGGGTACGGAAACAAAAGAATCTGCTGCTGCTATGGAATTGTTAAATGCCAAACTAGCGGAGATACTACTTCCTCTTGAAGATGTCGCTGAGGCTACTGGCGAGATGGTGAGCCGACTATCAAGGTCAGATGTTCTTGCAATTAAAATACAGAAAATTACAGACGCCTTCAATGACGGTAAAATATCTGCTGAACTATATGTTAGTCAAATAGAAAGAATAAATGACGAGCTAGATAATACACCATACGACAGAATCAAGTCTCGTGTAGACTCACTCAGGGGATCTATGAGTAACCTGACTAGCTCTATGGATGCTGCAAGACTAAAGCAATGGAATAAGGAAAGTAAAGAATATCTCGATTTGATTAGTGAGGATGAGGAAGACGTAGCTGACTTATTGATTGACCCAGAAGAATCGCTTGGTGAGATGGCTTCGTGGGAGCAATTAAAGACATACATAAAGTCTGTGCGTAGATCATTAGAAAAACCAATAGCTGTCGATGACAGCGAATACACCGAAGCCTTAAACAACATGACAAGGGATGAGTATCTGGACTATTGGTCTTACCAAGAAGAAAAGATAGATAATGTTAACAAAGCCCTGTCCTCATTATTCAGCAATGCCGGCTCTTTTAAGGGTGTTGATTATTCCTGGGATTTGCCAGACGTCGCTCCAGAAGACGAGTTGTTGGATGCAGGTATGGAGGGGCTACAGGCTATGACAGCCGAACAGGTGAAACAGCATGAGCTGTGGCTGGCAAACAAAGAGAAAGCTAAAGACTTTTCTGATGAGTTACGAAAAACAGCCGAACAGGTTTCTGAAAACTTTAGTAGCAGAATCAGTGGTAGCCTTATGGATATAATGTCAGGTTCAAAGAAAGCAGGAGACGCTTTCAAGGAAATGGCAATGGGAATGATAGCTGACATGACACAGATGACAATTAAACTGCTAACATTCAACCTACTAATGAGTTCTCTGGGTGTGCCTGTGAGCAGCCCTGAAATAGGTGGCATGGCTAAAGGTGGCGATATTCCCAAAGCTGCTGCTGGAATGATGATTCCAAATACGGGTCAAGCTGGACTTGATTCTGTTCCGTTTATAGGTATGCCAGGTGAGGGTGTTATTAAAAGAAACACAATGCAACGCCTAGAGAGATTCCTTTCTTCAAGTGAGTCTAGTTCAGCTATGGGCATACAGCCTATTGGCGGTGGCTCACCAATGATGGTTAACTTTAATATAGCAAGACCGCAATCGGCAAGCGATAGTGTTGGTATGGCAAGGACAGTAAGTAGAATGGCAAGAGAATACAACAGGAGAGTAATGTAGTGAGTGCTAATAATCCAACTCCTTTATTTACCTTAGTGAGAACTGAGACTTTAGAAGATTCTGAGGGATTAGACTATACCACAGGTAGCAGTGAAGCTAGTTTCAGCGATGAGATAAAACTTATTGATGGCAATGGTGAGCCATGTGCTATCCCATCTGCTCAAGGTGTAGAGGATTTGGATTATGAGTATGAATATATTGACGGCTCAAGAGGCGGTATCAACAGGGTACTGCGACAGAAAATAACATTAAAGTGTGATTTTTTAACAGGCGAAACACGCAGGAAGTTGCACCAGTGGAAACAAGATAGAGCTAAGGTCAGGTTTACTCCCGGCTATGGTTCTAAAACTGAATGTGCGTGGCGACCTGTTCCCGACTCAACTACGCATGACTTGACCGGTAGATATGAACAAGATGAAACTAACTCAGATACCGAAGCTCATTATGTATGGGATGATTATCTTATGGACGGCATGATGCGTAAGTTTGAGAATGATGCGTCAAGACAGATTAAGACTTCTGCTGGAACAATGCAGATGTTCTCTGATGGCTCTGGCACGAATCACGCTAACCCAGCTACGCCAGTAAGTGACGGTAGTGGGTGGAGTGTAGCTGATGGTTATCCAATGACAGGCACTTATATCGAAGACGGCTTTGGCTGTACTGGCTGTCCTGATTCATGGCGATACGACTTTGCGTCCACATCAAGCAATGGCTATCTTTATTATCCCATACCAACTGGAATGACATTTGACAGCGATAGTACAGTGTGTATTACTGTGTGGTTAAAAGGAAACCTATCCTCCCTTGCTCGCATGAGACTAAGAGCAACACCGGATGATTATGTTGACGCTGACATTGGCGAGATGGATTTATCCTCATGGACTCCGATACACCTAACCCTTAACACTGATTGGACAGTTGCTACCGATAGGCATATTTTAATTTACTCCCATTCTGCTGACGCTGTAGGTGCTTTAGAGGTAGGTCCAATAATAATAACTGATAGTGCTTCAAATTACACAGAGCCGTTTCCTCAGTGGAGCGAGACTGGCGAAGCACCGGCGACAGAAAGAATCAAACTTACTGATGTTGAATACCCAGATTCAGGAACACAGACAGCTTCTTTTTGGTTAAGTGACAGGGTGAGCGATTTACGCATAGCGGCATTTGATGTTTCTTATAGAGGTGATGGGGGTGGGATGTATATAGTTAATACGGGGTCGGCTGAGAGTGCTTCTCTGACTTGGAATGATGGAACAGAAAATCAGAGCCAGTCTTTTGATTACGACCTACTGAACTTCGGTGGAGTTAATGTCGCCTCCGTAGTCTACTCAACAAAGGACATTAAATACTACATCAATGGGACTTACATAGGAGAGGATTCGGCAGAGTTTGGTGACTTAGGGGTAGATGATTTAGATATAGGCAACGCAACAAGCTATGGCGGTTCGGGCATACACGGACTGCTGACCTTTAGGCTCGATAGAGAAAAATTGACTGCTGATGAAGTAGCTGACCTACATAAGCAATTAACAGACCCTGGTTCTCTTGAGGTAATAGTACCTGCAAGGGGCAGGGTGTTTAGAATAGACTCAATACCTTCAACGCCAAGAGCAACTTCTGGTGGTACTCACTGGATAGGAACTCTTGTTTTAGAACAAGTGGATTATGAATCAAGTCTTGAGGACTTAACAAGCAAGGAGTATTAGAGATGAAGAAACTTTTAATTATGGCATTGGCGTTGGTTGTTGCGGTCGGTGCTTTTGCAGAGCCACCACAGTTTATTAACTCAGAAGCTAGTGGCACGGATGCTGTAGTACTAGAACCACCGGGAAATATCAGCTTCATCGAAGTGTTTGCGCCAGACGAGGATGTTACTGTGAGTCTTTGGGAGTTCACCGCTGCGGATACATTTAAGCAAAAGTACCCATATTATAACACAGACAACTGTGCTGAGTGTGATAGTATTTACACAGTTTATGCAGGCATACCACGCAAATTTACTGGTGCGTTTGATACGGACTTAATTTACATTGCCAGACCAAACGCTACAAAAGTTGAGGTGTCAGCACGATGAAGTATTTTGTTCTACTGATGTTGCTTATTGCTATGCCGTCAATAGGGCAACACGCAACACCGTTTACAATGGGTGGAGATGATAATGAAGATGGCATGATTGGCGGTGTTACGGGAGACGCTGGCGTGAACCTCTTTAATGCCAGCACCGCAGGTGGAGTTCAAGGAAGCGGTAATTGGCTTGTCCAGTCCCCGATAGTTGTAACTCTGGGTACAGAAGACTCTGACGGTGGCACTGATGGATTCACGTATTCAACAGCCAGTGCTGCTGCGTATAAGCATGGTACTAATCACCCCATAAGAATGCCACTTCACACCGACGGTTATCTTGGTGCTGGTAAAAGTCTTTGTTGGTCTATTTGCGTCCAAAACGTAAACACTCCGGCAGGCACAAGAATACAACTTTATTCACAATCGGGTGGAGCTGCATGGATATTGAGAGTAGATTGTAATTTCGCCAGCAGCGGTACTTCAAAGATAATTAGTACGGTCGTAGCGAGCTCAGCCTTGACGGCTTTAGGTGGCTCAGCCTCTTACGAGAGCTTAGGAAGCGATTGGTATCGAGTATGGGGAACTGTCCCGATTGACACTGCTGGTGAATGGGATGATTGGGAGATAAGGCTTCTTCCGTGGATAGCATCAACAGCTACCGACGCGGAGATTATGTATTGTTTCCCACAAGTAAATCCAGGAACAGAGCCAGACACATTCGTACCAGTGGTAGTAGAATAAATAACACGAGGTAACAATGGGATTACTGACGACACCTGAAAAAACTGGAATAGATAACGGCTACCCCATAAGGCAAGTGTGGAAGATATGGTGTCCTGAGAGCGTGTCTCATAGTGCTTATGGTAGCCAAACAATAGAGGACACTGGAGACTCAACCGTTAACCCTAGAGTACTAGACGCTGGCGAAAGAGATTTTAGTTGCTACAACTTATCTATTGGTAATCCCGGTGACTTCGAGATACCTGAATACACAATAGAGGTAAGCAATGCTGAGGGAGAGTTTTACCCAGCGATAGCAGGTTCTTTTTTCATACACCCCACTACCGCCTATGAAGCCTTGCCTCAAGAGTGTTATTTGACACATGAGGTGTATGTTGGTTCAACTTCCAACAAGTTGCCATGTAGTTACATAGGCTCTATAGTATCAATTAGCTACGAAGACACATCAGGGATGGACTCCCTAAAGCCTGCCATGTGTGTTATAGCTACTGAGCCAACTGTTATATCTAGGGTGCTAAACACGGAATGGACAGAGGATGTCCACTCTAATGAGAGTGCAGTTGGATTATCTTCTTGGGTACTAGAAGGGACGGACTGGTAACATGGCAATGCCTGCATTATGGTGGTCGCTAAGCGGTAGTGCTTCTTGGAGGAGCGCATGTAGATTTAAGAACGACTGGAGCGGTGCTACTGTATATTTTCAGTCAGGTCGCGCGAATAGGGCTGTTTGTTATGACGGTGATGGTATTTGGCAGGGAGTAGACTCATCAATGGAGCTGGATACACAATGGGGTACTTTCTACTGGGTGAGACAGAATGGTCCACTGGCTGGTTCTGCTATGCCGTCACTAGGTGTTGCTGTCTCGCAGACTACCCAGAGGCACTACCCTAGATATTTAGAGACATACTCGAAGGGAGACATCTTTCCTTTCGTAAAAGGGGCAGACGATGCTCATCACAGCCAAAGGCTATTAGGGTTCTCTAGTTCGCTTGGGTCTACGGCTGGCTCGGCTGTTTACTATGTAGCCTACTACAACGCTGACTATGATGAAATAAACGCAGACCCTCAAGACACCTCAGTGGACAGTTATTGCACCCTGTACCACTCCCAGCCTCCCGTGTATTACGGTACGGTGGCTAAGGTTATCTCTGCAATAATAATGGAGCTTATGGACATCAGTGACAATGCACTAGGTATATCTGATTTTATAGACACAAGTTCATTTGACGATGCCCATGACGCTCAGCATGACCATGACGGTGATTACGGTACAAACAGACCACACATCGTTGCTTATGCAAAATATGGTGAGCCTGTTGTTGACACAATAAAAAGGTCGGCACGACACGCATGGGAGTACTTGGGTGTAGGTATAGACACAAAACTTTGTTATAGAGAACGAAATGCTGATAGTGTTTCAACTATTAACAAAGACACTATTGTTGGCAATGTCGGTTTTTCATATACAGAAGAATACCTTTACAATAAGCTAAACATAAGAGCCGGGGTAGGTCGGTTAATATATAATTGGGATGAGTCACCTGCCGATGGCGACACCCCTAACATTGATGCTTCTAATTTCGCTGGCGGAGAATCCTTGACTGAGGATATAAGCGAGGACACTGCTTTGTATTTATTGAAGACAAAATCAGTGAGTGCGTCTATAGCAAAATACGGTGAGAGACTTGTTCCCGGCACAGAGCAGGATGTCGATAGGGCTTTGAGGTTCAGGACGGGAGACAGGCGCAGGACTCCACCTCCATCGCTAAAGCTAAAAAGAAACCAGACGATACCGTTCATATCTCACCCATACTTCCCTGACATATATGACCTTAATTATAGTAACAGAACAGCTAAATACATGGAGCAATTAGACGAGGAGTCTGAACCTAAAAGAGAAATCACTATTACGCAGAATTTATATGGTTTGGATTATGACATAGGACATGTCGTGACGGTTGACGGCATAACAGGACAAGGCGACTCATGGGAAGCAGTGTGTTTTAGTAAAAAAATTAACTTTAACAACTTGACAGTAACATCAACTCTCGTAGAAAGAGCAGGATAGCAAATGAACATTATCATGGAAATTAGTTTAGGACAAATTATCTCAGTAGCCACAGTTGGTATAGCTTTGATAACATTCTTTGTTAACCAGAAATATAGAGGCGAAAGCATAGAGGGTACGCTCGCACAAATGACAACCCTAATGGAGCGACATGATAAGAGACTTGTGAAACTAGAGGAGTTCCGCATTGAATATGAAACAAGATACAAAGTAGAACATGCTAAATAAACAAGTATCAGAGAGCTTTCATTTGAGAGAGTTTGCCTGTTCTTGCTGTGGGCTATACGCTCCGCTAAGGGCAGAGCTTGTCCTTGCATTGCAGGAGTTACGAGACTTGGTTGGTAAACCGATACATATCAACAGTGGCGTACGATGCGCATCGTATAACACAGCAGTTGGTGGCAGTAAGAAGTCGCAACACTTAGAGGGCAGAGCGGTAGATATAGTTGTAGGTGGAATGAGTCCAAAAGAATTAGCTAACTATGCCAAGCAGGTGCATAGTTTTCAAAATGGTGGCATCGGAGTTTATGAGGACAAGGGATTTGTTCATGTAGATGTTCGAGGCAAATTAGCAAGGTGGTAAAAGATGGAATGGTTAAAGAGTACAAAACTATTGGTTACTATGTCAGCAATGTCAATGGCTTTCATTGGCAACCTGCTCGGCACAATCAACGGTGAGTCTCTGGCTGCAATCTTGATTGGTGTCAGTGGTACATTCGTTGCAGGTAAATGGGCTGAATACAAGAATATGGCATCGTGATAACGGTGTTGCTTTGGCTTAAAAAGTTTTGGGGTGCGATAGTGGTTGCTTTTGCTGTAGTAGGATATTTACTTAGAAGCAGAACTCCCAAGCACCCCAGTGACAGGGAGTCATGGCGTAGGCGTGAAATACTCAAGGAGCTTGAAGATGAGGATAAGAAGGACGCTGTTGATACTTTGGTTGATAGGCTTGATGACGACTTCGAGGAGCGTAGAAAACGCATACTGTCAAGAGCAAGATCTATCGAGAAGTGAAGCAACTGAGTTGTTTAACTTAGTTGATAAGCAGGAGTACGATATAACTGTACTGAAAATTGAGGCTGCTTACCAGGACAGTTTTCATACCCTGGAGCTTGATAGGCTTGAGTTGTTTTATGTTGAAAGAGAAAAGGAACTGAAAGCTGAAAAACGCAGACAGTTCCTTTATAGTATTCTCGTCACCACAGTTGCGGGTGTATCAGTGTGGGTCGGTGCTACTGCTGTTAAGTAGCAAATATCACTCACTGGTCTTCAATAAAGGCCAGGCCACAGTAGCGCAAATTGCTACCTGACCATTACCGATTGCCTTCAGTCTCGCAACTCTGTCTGTCTTTTTCGTTGTTACTCTATCAATATCACTAATGTCCGCAATATCTTCTCTCCAAAAACTGCCGTCAATAACTGACTCTTTCCACTGATTAAAAGCCTCTCTGGATAATGGCTTCAAATCAGTCCAGCCAATAGGCCAGCCCATTAACCATTCGACCCAATCAGGATTCAACACTGCTGTTGATTCTGCTTTATTTTCTACGCAATCGGGTAACGAATTAGTCTCTGGGTTTCTGCCAGTCCTTGCTATTGTATCTGGCAGCCTTACTCCCTTGTAATCTCTTGCTGCTGGTGTAGGATATTTTTTAACTGTGTCAGAAAGATTCAAACTATGACTACTGTTGCCATCTTTTGACAATCTTCTTCCAGTATCAGTCAGAGTTGCATCTGGATGCTCACACTCTTGGCAGGTCGGTGTTGGATATAATTTTTTATCCTCCAGATGGTGAATAGCGTCACGCAACTTTACTCCCCACCTAACACCCTCTTTGTTTTTCCTGCTGAATGAGCCTTCATGTAGCTCAACATTCTTGACTATACCGCCCTCAACATCGGACACTGTTGGCGTAGGAAACTTCAACCTATTTTTCACCTGCTCCGAATATGGTATTCCCTCCTCAACTTCTGCATTGAGATTTGGAATTGGATGTTTTCTAACACCACCATCTGGATATCTCTTCTCATATTGCTTGCTTGCTGTCGTTGTTGGCGTATGCCACATCTGCCGTTGTTTTTTCTGGTGATTATCCCACGCCTCAATCTGGTGCGGGTGTACACAGTCTCTCAGGTTAGCTGGTTTGTTTCTACCCGGTCTAGCTTGCGTTGCTTCCTTTTTCAGCGCACTCTCGCTCTTTGGCGGAAGCTTGTCCATCGTTGTCGGAGTAGGAAACACTTGTCGCTCTAATCCAGATTCTATTGCGCTTATGCCATCCTCCCAGTTTATCAGCTCCCAGCACACCCCATTTTGCAGCATACCCCATTTCGGCAAGGTCACTGATGACCACGGCAAGTCCTCTTGAAACAAGCATTGGTGAGTTCTCCATGTACGCCTCTCTAGGTCGTATCTCACAAATAACTCGTGCCATTTCTGACCAGAGTCCTGATTTTGCCCCCTCGATTCCTGCCCCTGCTCCTGCAACTGAGATGTCTTGGCATGGGAATCCGCCTGTGATAACAAGCTGTTCTCTGATTCCTTGCATTGCTTTGATGAACTCGGTACACTCTTGGTTGTCGATTCTAAAGGTGCAGATGTCGTCCCAGATAGGGAACGCAGGTAGGATTCCGTCAGCTTGCCGTTGCAATAAAACTCTGCGTGGGTAGTCTTCGATTTCAACTGCGCCAATGGTTCGCCACCCGTGCAACATGCCTCCGATGATGCCGCCCCCCGCTCCTGCAAATAGTGCCAACTCATACATTGTTATCCTTTTGTTAACTGCCTAAATCAAACTCAGTTGTTTTGATTTAATGTTTTAGTTCTCATCACAGTCACCTAAAATTTTACCTATTAAAACAGAAAATCCAGAGTACATTCTTTTCAGATGTTCAAGGCATTCTGCTTTTGCCTCAATTTCTGTCTTATCCGGCTTGCCCACAGAGTGCCCTCTATTTCCATGCCAGAACATTGCTTCCCATAATCCCGAAACATCTTTTCGGACAGAGTAATACGCCATCCCTGCATTTGTAGAGTGTTCAAGCCACGGTATATCCATGCAATATTCGCCCAAACAAGAAAGAGGATTGTTTCGGTCTGTTGTTTCTATCCATTTCATATTTTATTAACTCCTTTTTCAACCAATTCAATTAAGTGGTTATCATTGCCTTGTATAACTGCGTCATACATCGCTTCTTCATTTTCAAGGCATCTTCCTTGATTTTATAGATTTTCATTGATTCGCTTCTCTGCAATTTTGAAATAATTTTCATCCAATTCAATACCGATAAAATTGCGATTTGTATTGACACATGCAACTCCTGTCGTGCCTGAACCCATCGTGAAGTCGAGCACCGTTTCGCCCTCATTTGTGTAGGTTTTTATTAGATATTCCATAAGTGCTACTGGTTTTTGAGTTGGGTGTTTTCTGTTTTTATCACCTTCGGTTGCTACAAACTGTATAGACCTTGGATAATTTCCGATTTTTTGAACATAGTCACCACCATCATAATTTGAATATAGGTTTGAACTTTTGTTTTTTCTTCCATTTTTAATATTAACCTCAACTGTCCCCTGCGGGTAGTAATTTACTTTTTCTTTACTAAAAACTAATATATTTTCATGTTCTTTTAGTGGTTGCGTTTTCACTTGATAAAAGTTAGTAGGTTTTTGCTTCTTCCACACCCAATCATACTT